GTCATACGGTTATTAATAGCCCAGCCTATACCAAGGTTGCCTTGATATACATTCCTTGCTACTTCTTTCCTCATTGAAGGAGAGAATATGCTGGCTGGATGGAGATAGGTATCTTGATCAGATATATCATTGAATACAGGATCAAGCTCAGTTGATTTACCTTCTATAACCTTACCATCTTTCTCCCATTCATTAGCGACTTTCTTATAAGCATCTTTGATCTTAGGATCAAACCCATGATAAACAAACATGGAATCAGAATCCTTATCCATTCCACCCAGATAAGCATCATCTTTAGGATGGGTTACAATAGCATTGCCTTTCTGTCCTGTAAATCCTTTGAAGACCAATACTCTTGCACCACTGGAAGAATCTGCTGGAACTCTGATAACTACAAATTCACTATCAAAAGCATCAACTGCTTTCTTTACTTCATTGTAAATACCAGCTTCTTTCATCTTTTTTACTTTAGATGGAGAATCTAACATTTCTTTGATCCTCCATACTTCACCTAGAGAAGCATCAGCTTGACTATAGCAGGATCAAAATCAACCAGGAATCGTTTCATTCCATTGTCCATCATGAATTCACCAGTATTAACAGGGCTGGTCTTAATCTCTTCTGGACCATAAGGAGCAGCCCATCCTTTACCAGAATACTTCCATTTGGGACGAAGATACCGATCAATCATATATCTCTTATATGCATGCTCCCAGAACTTGTTAGTATATTTAAAGCCGTCTGCTACAGCATCGTTAGTACCTACTACATGAAAAATACGTTTATTCCTGAATATATAATCACGCCACTGATCATCAGTAAAGTTGAGATCAGCCTCACCTTCTTCACGTTTTGTAGACACACGCATAATATGATCACGTATATGTGTTCTTAATTTTTTTAATTCTTTACCTTCCGAAGTAAGGATTGAGTGAATATTCTTAAGTGAAATCTGATCTATATTTAATTTATTAAAGTCTATATCTACAGATGGGTCTTTAATATAATTTTCTATTTTAGTATTTTGCTTTGGGTCACCATTAATAAGTGGTTCATATATAGTCTTGAATACATGTTCTACTACAGCAGGGTGCTGTTCTTCATTTAAGTTTCCAAATAACTGCCTGACTATCATCTGAGGTGATGTAGACTTTCCAGGATTTTCATATACACCAAGGTCTAATCTGAAATCAGATATAGGCATCTGTCTTATATCAAGTTGTTCAAGAGCTACGTGTTTACCCTTTACTCTTGTAGAAAATGTATCTTTAGATTCGTTATATATATAATCTTTTGCATTGGCGAATTCTATTTTCGATCTTTGGGGATCAAAATCTGGAATATCTATTCTAACAATATCTCTATTAGCATCTGGAGAGTAGTTTGGATTATTAATCCATTGTAACCATTCATCTTGTATGTCTTTATTGTCCCTTTTTGGTTCTACTATATAATCATATCTTCCCTCTCTCATACCGCCTTTATGTTTTGCGGCTGAACCCATGACAATAACATCAAGATTGTTCTCAAGCATAAACTCATTCATAGAGTCTGATGCTTTCCTGCCTGCTGATTTACCTATCATTACACCAGTATCTGTCTTTGTAATAATAGAAGGCTTAAGCATACCAGAGTCTTCCATTAGGTCTTGAATAAAATCTTTTTCTCTATTAAAACCAGATTGCTTTACTATCTCATTCCATACATCCTGCCTGATATAAATAGTACCATCAGTTGCAGATTCATATCGAAATGACTTGATTTCCTTAGTGCCATCTTGATTGGTAACTTCAGTTTTATACCACATATCAGGATATTCATCCTGCTTTGCTACATAATCTTTAAGTACTGTAATATTTAAAGTATCTTTACCATTTATATTAAAATTTAAAGGAATGTTTTTTGTATGGAACATTTGCTCACGCTTGTTCCTGTCAACAACATTCTTAGCACCCACCTTGCTGTTCATCAGGTCGCCTATCCTACTGAAACCAACTCCAGGTTCTTGACCTTCTGTATATAAACCATGACGCTGTGCTTCCCATAGCACATTACTCTTCCAAGATTTCTCATGCAGCTTGCCTACATTTATTTCCATTCCCTCTGATTGAATAGCATCTCCGAACCATTCAATTTCTTTCTGCAAGCTTTGGTTGTAGTTATCTCTAAGCTCACTTCTGTATTGATTTAATAGGATTTTCTGTTCACCTGCTGTCAGGTTAGGATTTGTTGCTATGGCTTCTTTAAGCTGACCTCTTGATAGAGTGTCTATCTTAACTCCACCATCTATGTACATATTATTAGCTGCAAGGTGGTCTTCAATAGCAAACCAATCTTCAGGCTTTACGTTATATTTAATAGTGCCATTCTTAAAATCAGGTACACCTGTAAACGGCTTCTCTGCTATAATCCTTCTACCACCAGTTCGATTAACATTAATATATTGTAATGTAATAATCTCCCTGCCATCCAGCGTCTCTGCTGGTATATCCCAACCCTTACCATCTTTACTTACTGGAGCATTAGAATCCATCCGTGCTCCATGATAATCCCCACCTCTTGGAATAGCTTCTACGCCTATAATTTCACCATCAGGCTTGCCATCTTTTCTGAATATCTGAACAAGCATTTGTTCTCTTGGAGCATTCCTAGGATCACTTTGCTGTTCAGGAAACGGGTCTTCCCATTCCTTAAGATCAATAATGATACCACCCTGTATGATTCTGCCAGCTTGTTCACGTGCTATATTGTTCGATCAATAATGATACCACCCTGTATGATTCTGCCAGCCTGCTCACGTGCTATATTGTTCTTGTCTTCTTCTGTAGGCTTTCTGCCATAACGCTTTTCTGCAGCAGTAGCAAGATGAGTTTCAAGAATATCTTTTGCTGTTAAACCTGTTTGTTTTTCAGCATCAGTTGGGTCCCAGGCACCAGTCTTCATCATACTCATACGAGCTTGATCTGAAGCCTGCTTATATACATACTGTTTTGTATCTTTAGATAAGGTATCCCATTCAGGATTCTTCTCAGGATAGAACACCCTGTCGGGTCTACCTGATGCTATGTCTTCAGCATAGAAACGCATAGCAGCTTTCTCATGTGAAGGTCTAGCTTGATAACCAAAGAATCCACCCAGTAGATACTGATATAACTGCATCTCTATAGGCTGATCCTGTAATGTAGTGGGTAATCCAAGCATCATAGAGCCTATACCAGATTTAATAAGCCGTTCTGCTCTTTGGTGATTTTGAACTCCCTTACTTTGAAGAAGATTACCTATACGTTTAAAATTACCAAGTCCTCCAAATGCACCACCTGCTATGCCACCATGTATCATAGAATTAAGTATCTGATCTGGACCACCCCATATACTACTTACTCCACTTGCTACACCGAGATGCACTGCATCGCTAAATACACCACGCATAGCACTGCCACGTTTCATATATTCAAGTGATTCAATACCAGCCTTAGCTATACCTTTATTGACCAGATCACTTGCCTTATCTCCAAAGAACATAGGCACTGAGAACTTGTTAGCTACTGAAGCACCGAATGCTCCTTTTTCCAGTGCATTCTTTACACCCATCATACCAAGCTTTGATGCACCAGTAGCCAGTCCCTTTAGTGGGATAGCGGCTATGCCTGGAGCAAATCCAACAAGATGACCAAGTGAATGCGATATTGCTTCGTATGTATTGCGGGGCTTCCTGCCTACAGGAATTGTGGTAAAGCCTTCAGCTACACCGCCAATAGCTGTTTCTATTGTATTGCGGAGATTGAAATCTGAAGAGACTCTGTTAAAAGGTAGGTTTGTCTGTTTGGCTAGTTCTTGTATTTCATCCAGCTGTTCTTCATTAAACAGCATAGGATTGCCCCTGTACATGTCAATGAGTCTTTTTACACGATAAGACTCAGTGTAAAATGCCATTGTTTAAAAAGGAATGTCTGGGGAATACGGAGGTAGTGCCAATTGTCGAGGAGCTGTAAGCTCTAACATAGATGGACCTCCAAGCCTAAGAGGTGGTCCCGGTAAAAGTCTTTGACCTGCTATTGCACCAGCACCTTCATAAGGAGGTAATAAACCACGTCCTGTTCTGGTAATGCCTTCTGCAGATTGACGAACTATCTCACCTTCAGCAGCGGCTCCCCCAGCTCCCCCGCCTCCACGAAATGCACCATAAGCAGCCTTACCGCCTTTATATAAACCTTTTGCTACAGCACCAGCACCAAATAATCCACCTACAGAACCTACTCCGCCAAATATTTTATCAGCCGTTGTTTCACCGTAAACTGATTCACCTCTTGAAGTAGGTCGCCATTCATTAGGTATTAAACCAAATGTTGCTATATCTGCAAAATCAAAAGCGGCTTTTTGAAACGGTTTACTCAGCCTGGTATATTCTAAACCAGTTGATGCGGCTATAGATGCAACTTGTTCTGCTTCTTCATCTGAAAATGATCTTGGATCATCATTGTATCTTTCAACAAGTTCTCTTGCTGCCATCCAATTAAGTGCCATAATAAACTCCTAACGACCCTGTGTTAAAGCAAGAGGACCAGCTTGTGACATTAGACCTGATTTCATCCAGTCTAATAATTCACTTTTTGTAGACATCATAGGACCGTATTGTCCATGCTGAAGCATATAATCATATGCACCTGGATAAAGTTCACCACCGCCAGCTTCAAGCATCTGTTCAAATAAATCAGCACCACTGGGGATATCTTCTTTTTTAAATCCAAGTTCTTCTTCAGCACGTTTTTGAGCAAGCTCTTCTTCTGTTGTAGCCATTCTTTTTTCAGGATCAAGAGAATAAAACGTACCCCATCCTTCACCAGCTTTTTCAACCAGTTTGGCTCTGTCCCACCAAGACATTTCTTTTTGTTCCTTTCTATATGCTTCTTCATATTTCTTTTCTTTAAGCATTGCCTGATGTATTGGTTTCATATATGCTTTTTGGGCTTCTCTGCGTCTTTTTGCTTCTGCACGTTCTTCCAGTCCAACACCAGATTCAGCTTCAATAACTTTCATCTGGCGATCCCTCATCCATCTATCTGATACGTCTCTTTTTCTTTGAAGATCAAGAGATACATCTTGCTGATCCAGTCTTCTGGTCTGAAGCATCTGGTCTACATCCATCTTACGCATAGTAAGAAGAAGTGTAGGCATCTCATTGAGAAATTCGTTTATGTATTGTCCTGATTCATACTGTGCCATAATTAAATCCTTTATATTGCTTGTACATAAGCTCCTTCTTCTTCGCTCCAATTATATAGAGTACCCATATATTCTACAACAGCCGTACCGAGATAGCCACCAAGGGTCGGATCACTAGTAACTTTAGTGTATGTAGTATCAACTTCTGAGCTTATTCCAGCAGAATCTTTTGAAAGTAATCCTGTAGCAACATCTCTGAATTGAGATTCCATTCTTCTTTGGGCAGCCTGTAAGTCACCTGTATATCCAAGAAGACCGCTGGAAAGTGTTTGTCCATATTGTTTGCCAATACCGCCTATTCCCTGCATCATTCCATATCCCTGCCTGCCAAAACCTCCGCCAAAACCAGATGATACTCCCTGCCCACCGCTAAGACCGAACATTGCCTGCTGTCCCATCATGCGTCCTTGACCCATGCTTTGAGATAAGCCAGCTCTAGCCATATTAACATCTTCACCATATTCTTCAGTTATACCGCCAAAGAATTTTCCTACTTTTGATGGATCAACATCAATTCCTATACTTGCTAAATAACTTTCATAATCCTGATTAGGATTAGAAGTATTTCCATAGGCACTAGCCAGCCAGGGATTTACACCATTTGCCATATTTTAATAACCTCTTCTTTGGGTTAATTCAGGACTATATCCATAAGGACTATATTGTTGCGATGGAAGATTACTAGGTCTGACACTAAATCTTTCACTACTAAAATCTGGATTAATCGCATATGGGGACTGTCCACTTTGTGTATTGGTTAAATTAAGTAGATCATTTGGCTGTTGATTTTGTAGATATGATTCTAAAGGATCATACATATTCATATCTGAAGGATTCCATGCACTTGTCGCACTTGGTGGCACAACAAATGGGGCATCGGGACTAAATGATTTTGCATAGTCTCCAAAAGATTGAAGTGGATTTAAGCCCATTTCTTGACCAGCTTCAAGTCCTTCTGGCAGTCCTTTCATAAATGTACCAGCCTTACTCATTGTTGGTTGAAAATATTTCTGCATCATAAAAGCACTTAAAGCATCTCTTCCAACATCTGTAACCATACGCTCACGAACACCTGACTGATAGCCTTCTATATCTTTTTTAAATTCTTCTTGCTCACCTTGATAAAATAAAGCGTCTATATCTTTTTCTGCATGACGCTCTCTACCGCCAGCTGCAGCCCTGGCTGCTGATCTACCGCCAAGTCCACCTAAACCGATTGCTAGAGCAAGCGGAATACCTGTAAGAGGATTAGCCATTGAAGCTATACCAATTCCTGTTCCAATCATCCCTACTGTTCTTCCTAGACCTCCCCACCAATTAGCTTTACCACGTCTTTCTGATTCTACATCTTGTGCAGATCGAAATGCAGAAACATCTTCCGAAGATTGAGCTGCCATTAATAAGTCGCCTATACTTGCCATAACGCTATCCCTAATCTAATAAAAAATTATATTTTTTAGAATTGTCATTATATACATTTCATTTAGAAATGAAGTAGCCTCCAAATATGGATGATCTTGTGTTATTGCTTGGAGGAGCACTGCTAACAGTAGATTTGAAATCAACCTGTGCAGTACCACTATGTTGAAACCAGTATACACCAACTGTATCACCCTGGTCTAGCTGTTTAATAGCAGAACCGCTTCTTGAGACAACAGCATCTGTATCTGCTGTAAATTCTTTATCATCAATCCTGCTGACACAAAAATAATCTGCTGACTCTCTTCTTAATCCACACATAGCATAAGACATGCCTGTGTCAAATGCATTAAAACCTAATTGATAATAGAACATATAATAACCGCCAACGGGAGCAGTAAAGGTATGGCTTGCAAATGAAGATGTTGTATCAATATTCTCAGAACCAAATTCTAGCTGTACTTGACTTGAGTGTGCTAAATTACTTTGATCTGAATTTGCCGTTGCTTCAAAGATTGGTATTCTTCTAAGGTTTAAATAGCCATCGAGTATAATATCTTTTTTTACTTGTAAGTTTTTATCAACATATTCATTACCATCTTTGATCATATTGGAATACCACAATATACCATTCTGTTTTCGATACCTGCGTAATGGTTTATTTTTTGGTTGATATAATACCTCTTCACCTTCACGCATTGTAAAGGAAGATGGCTGTGATTTAATAAGCTGTATTTTATCTTGCTTTAAATCAGTTAATCTTCTGCTTATTCTATCCATCTCTTTTATGCATAAGTCTATATTCAAAGCCTATATCATTGATCCAGACTGTTGCACTGGTAGTAGTAGTATCAAGCTGTAACATAAATTTTGAAGATGTTACTGGAGTTGTTAAAGACCATTTACCTTTTTGCCAAATTGTTGTACTTGTTGCAGAGCTGCCACTGCTAAATGCAACCCAATTTACTCCACCATCTATGCTATATTTAAACTTACTTGATATATCAGCATTACTTTTATAAGTGATATATACAGCATAAAGCTTTTTCTGTTTATTTGGAATACCAAAATCAAATTCCTTTGTTTCAAATTCTACATTAGTTTGTGCTTGTGCTGTTAAATAGAATTGGTAAAAGTCTACTCCGCTGCCAGCGTCAAAACCTACAAGTATCTGACCATTGGTACTAATATTGGTAGCTACGGGATTAGTGATTCCATCTTGAGCAAAATCTGCTAGAAATGTAAAATTATTTCTTTTGAGATCAATCATATATGCATCACCATCGCTGACACAGTTCTGTATTACATAAACTAGAGATTTTATTTCATCATAAAGAATAATACTATTTGCTGAAACAAAAGTATGCCATGTCTGATCGTCAATTTTATTTTCAGTCAGATCAATAATTTTTGAACCGTCATATAAATAAAGTCCATTAAAGTTTACCCATACAATTCCATACTGAGTTTTATATACAGCAGCATGATGCTCAACACCCATAAAGTTTTTAGTATCTTCCAAGAACCAGTTATGAGACTCTCCTGAGATATTTATTATATCCATGCTTTTTCTTTTAAAAACAAGAAGACGATCTGCGTAAGACTCGATAGCTATATAATGATCAGCATCACCTTTAGCCGCTTCTATGGTATTCATTTCAGGAAATGTATCATATCGATGCGACATACTATACATTATCCTATCTGGAAAATGAGTTAGGTCTGCCTGCAGTGCATGACCTTCTATTTTATTTTCACCTTTACTTTTATCAGCCATCTTTATATTGCAAACAAAAACTCTGTCATTTGATACTGTTGCATCCTGCCATTTTTCTCCATTACCGCCAAGATCATTAGAAAATACAGTAGATGGAAAACCATTTATAAGTTCATAGGTTAAAATATTTAATGCATTAACATCCATATATGTAGTAACTGAAGCACCTATAAAATGCTGTGCACCACTGACTAACTTCCAAGATGTATAGTCACCAGCGAGGTCTGTTCTTGCACCTTTTGAAAGGTCTATATCCAAAAGAAATGTCCATTCATCATCCGTGCCAGACTCTCTGATATATATTCTACCGCCAGATATACGTTCATCATAAGCCCCTTGTGCACCTATTTGTATACTTAACTGTTTAAGATCAGTGTGAACTAGTGTAGTGTCTTGATCAGACGCTATAGTAGTATCGTTAATAGCATAATGACTTAATAAGGATTCCTGATTGCCATCATAAATAAAAGACTGTGCAAATTCATATGTAGCTCCTTCTACTAATCCATCAGTTGCTGATGAAAAACATTTTAAAGTGAAACCTGTACCTGCTGCTGGATATGTTAGTGTATCACCTGAAGCATTAAAATATTTTATTGCTGCAGCAGATGTCGGTGGTGCTAATTTATTATCATTCGAAAAGTATCCGCTGTAGGTTGCTTTTGAATCACTATCTACAAAATGTTCTCTGGTAACCCAGCCAAACCATTGAATTTTACCTTGAGTATTTAAATTAGTATCACAGCATCGTATAGCTTCGTCTACTTTATAATAAAGAACATTGCTATTTTCATTATCATCTGTATGATCTTGCAAAACAACTCTATCTTCCGTATAGGCAGATAGGCTATTAGAATAAATATCTACTTGATGTTCGTCTGGATTTGCGACCATTAATATCTTGTCTCCAGATAAGATACCAGTAATAGTACCAGTAACAGATAAAAGATTATCCGCAACGTCTGTGCCTCCTAATGCAACAGCTATCTGAGCAGGTGTAGCTCTATCTAGGTATATAGTAGTAGTGCCATTCCCACCAACAACAGTATAGATTCCATCAATCGACCCATCTGCTATTGTTTGACTTAAGTAAGAGCCGTCCATAGACATTCCATTTAAAGATATTTCAGTACCCGTTGGAAACCAATTATGAAGATTAAGTGATGTACCAGCAACAGCATTGCTACCTGTATTATAATCTACTTTATCATTGCCATCGCTTTTACCAGTGACTGCATGTTGCATGCCATCTAAAACCAGTGACTGCATGTTGCATGCCATTTGTTGAAAAAACAAATCCACGATTTGCGGCATTGCCAACAAGAGCTAAAGACCTGGCTACACCATCAGCATAATGATCTGTCTCGAAATAACCTAGACCATAACCGGGGACTATATGGTCTATATGCGTAGATGATACAGCAGTTAGTTTATTATTTGTAGAATCACGCATATTGAATGCAGCATTCATAGCACCCTGCTGTGTAAACATAATATTCTGTGCATGAGATACTTCATTGTCTGATATGTCAGACGGGTCTTTAAGACTATTTAAACCACCGCTGAAATCACGTAATGGATATATCTGCTTAGGCATGATCTTAGCCCTTTAATTCAAAGTGAACTAGATCATCGAAGTTATTATCTTTGGTAGTTCTTGCAGATTCCTGAAGTGACGATCCGTTCCAGTCACCTCCCCATCTTACGTCTACTCCCAGCTTGGCAGCCACGCCTAAGACAAAGCCTCCAAGATAGTGGAAATCATCCCGTGATTCCCAGTCTATAGGATATGGAGCTATGTCCACTGCTTTGCCCTTAACGTGCTTTCCAAACTTTGTCTTAGATTTTCCCTGGGCTACAAGCTCGTTCTGACGTTCCTGGGAGCGTAAACCTTCTATAACCGTAATATCGAAATATTTAACTACTTCATTCAGGACATTAACAAGTCTTGCATCAACGCCTTTAAGACGCTCTCTTGATCTCTTACCGAATCTAGGCATACCTAATTTTCTTGCCCTTTTTTTTGGCATACTTTTTGGCAGCCTTCTTGCCTTTCTTGGTATAAGAGAATTTTTTCTTTCCTACTTTAGGCATATTATTTTCCTTTGAATACTCCTTCGAGCATATCAGTAACAACATCCATTACCTTTTCAAAAAATATCTGTTCTTTATCTTCTGATACAAACGGGATGTCAATCTTTTCATTGATCTTGGTAGCAAGAGCTTTGGAGAATTCATCTGATCTAAGATGTCCCATTGCCTCTTCCTGCATCTTTTCTGCCTGTTCTTCAGCCAGCCTGATAAGCATTGATTTAATGTTCATATTAACTTTCCTTTATCTTTTTAGTTTTTAAATATAAATAATAAATTTGTGCTAGAAAC